TAAACGAACTCAGAGAAGATAAAATGGCAACAACTCCATCTTGGGTAATGACATACGACTCGCTGACGAGTACGGTGCTTCAGTATCTGGAGCGTAGAGACGCCGCCGTCGTTGAAGCTATCCCGACGTTTATCACGCTGTGCGAGTTTGAAATTGCTCAGTACATCAAGACTTTGGGTCAAATGGAAGTGGTGGACTCCACCATGAACATTGGTAATCCAGTCATTGCCAAGCCTGCGAGGTGGCGTAAAACGGTGTCTATGACGCTGTCTAACGGAGGCTCAAAGCAACCCATATTACTACGCAAGTTGGAGTATTTAAACGCCTATGCTCAGGACGTTACAGCAACAGGTATACCCTTGTACTACGCTGACTACGACTTTGAACACTGGATTGTCGCGCCCACACCAAATCAAGCTTATGCTTTTGAAGCGCTTTGCTACACACGATTGCAACCGTTATCGTCGGCGTATCAAACCAATTGGCTGACTCAAAATGCACCCAATGCCATGCTGTTTGGCACATTAAAACAGACCGCGCCGTTCCTTAAGAATGATGCGCGTTTGGCGCTTTGGAAACAAATGTTTGACGAAGCTTTAGCCGCCCTTAAAACTGAAGATACTCTGCGTGTTGCAGATCGTTCAGCTATTGCCGTGGATAATTGATCATGACAACTTATACCAATCCCTTTACAGGACAGACGATTTCGCCGTCACAGGTCAGTTTTGAAGCTATATCGCTGACTGCAAACTTGCAACTTGAATGGCCTATCAACGGTAACGATGCCACCCCTGCGAGCGCCATTATTGACGTTACTGCAACGTCTTCAGGTACTGCTACAGGATGGTTGTTAGAGCTACCACCAGCCACACAGGTATCGGTTGGTCAGACCATCATTGTTCGCAACACTGGAGCTAATACTTTCACTGTCACAGACTACAGTGGAAATACCATCATCGCAGTTACTTCTGGTATTGCGCAGTTCATATTCTTGACCAACAACTCAACAGTAAATGGTGTTTGGGAGTCAGTTGTTTTTGGCGCGGGTACGTCTTCTGCTAATGCCAGTGCTTTGGCAGGCTACGGTTTGCTCGCTACTGGTTTGACATTAAATCAAGCCTACAACCTTACAACCTACTACAGCAGTGCTGTTTTATCGGCAACAAACCGTGCTCAATTTAATGTGTGGGGTGGTGGAGTTGGATCGTTCACCCTACCTTCTGCTGTTGCCGTTGGAAACAATTGGTTCACAATTATTCGTAACAGTGGTTCAGGTGTTCTAACAATTACTCCAGTTGGAACGGATACCATTGATGGAAACGTTAATCAACAGTTGCAGTTAACTGAGTCATTGGTGATTGTTTCAGATGGAGTTACTGGATATAACACGTATGCATACGGTCGCTCAAACACATTTGCGTTTACACAGTTAGCTCAAGTAGTGACTGGTGGTACTTTGACGCTGACTGCGGCTCAAGGTGCAAACATCATTCAAGAGTATTCAGGTGCTCTCGTATCAAATCAAATTGTTGTTGTGCCGTCTACGGTACAAATTTATTCAATGCAAAACACAACGTCAGGTTCATACAACCTAACGTTTAAGACGGCTGTAGTTGGTGGCACAACGGTTAACGTAAATCAAAATCAGACTGCGCTTTTGATCTGTGATGGCACAAATGTCTACAGTGCAACTTCTAGTACATCCAATCCTACGTCTGTGGTGTTGAATCCGGGTTCTGTAGCTTCTCCAACATTGTCCTTCTTAGGAAATACATCAACAGGTTTGTATTTACCTGCGACCAACCAAATTGGTTTTGCAATTAACGGATCTAATGGAATGACGTTAAGTTCTACTGGATTGACGGTAACAAACGCAGTTACTGCTATTGGTGGCATTGCAGGTGGAACTTTCTAAATGACAGCAAAGGTCATACAGCTTCAGGTAAAACCGGGTATCCAACGCGACGGTACTCAGTTTGCCGCTCCCTCATATTCTGATGGTGAATGGGTTCGATTTCAAAATGGTCTACCTCGAAAAGTAGGTGGATACAAGGGTGCATTTTTGAATGCCACAGGTATTCCTCGCGGTATGACAATGACGTCCGAGAACGGACTGAATTATGTGGTGTCAGGTTTTAGCACTGGTATTCAACAGTGGACAACCGATAACGATAACGGTGTCGGGTTCGGCCCAACTGACTACACCTTGTCAGGGTTCACATCAAATGCAAACAACTTGTGGCAGTTTGATATTGGTTACGATTCTTCTGGTGGACAAACCAATAACTTGATTGCTCACCCCGGTCAAAATCTCTCAGCAATTGACTCCATCGTCAATACAAAACCGTTGATTGGCCCGTTTCCCGGAACCACTCTTGCACCCGTTGGCGTCTTTACTGTTGCAAGTTGCTATCTAAACGGATCAACCATTATCATCAATGGTGCCAACTATTTGGTGGGTAACGGTCAGACAATCTCTGGGACTGGTATTACAGCGGGTACGACTATCACCAACACCGACGTTGTTGCAAACGTCACAATTACTGGCTACATGGTTGGCACTACATTGACGGTAACAGTGGCTAACGATGGTTCATTGGCAGTGGGACAAACCATCATTGGTGGTGCTGGTGTCGGTGTATTGCCAAATACGACGATTACAGCGCTTGGAACGGGTACTGGGGGGATTGGTACCTACACGATCAATAACTCGCAGACAGTGGGTTCTAGTGGCACTCCTGTGGCTTTCTCAGGTAGCGCGACGACTACATTGACAACTTCCGCCGCAATGACGACTGGAGTTGTCACAGTCACGTTCGACAACAACATCTCTGTGTCTGGTGGCATTGTGATGATGCACCCTTATTTGTTTGTCTACGGAAACAACGGTTTGATTCAGAACTCAGCCGCAGGAGACTTTTCAAATTGGGTATCTGCTGACGCCAACGCGAACAACGTCGCAACAGGCAAGATCGTCAAGGGACTACCATTGCGTGGTGGTACAACCTCACCTGCTGGCCTATTCTGGTCGTTGGATTCTCTGATCCGTGTGACGTATGCTCCTAGCACAGTAAACGGGATCAACTTCTATTGGAAGTATGACCTTTTGACAAGTCAGACGTCCATCATGTCAAGCCAATCCGTGATTGAGTATGACGGTATCTTCTATTGGTGTGCAGTGGATCGTTTCTTGTCATACAACGGTGTTGTTCAAGAGATCCCTAATACTACAAACCAAAACCACTTCTTTGATAATCTGAACTACGCACAGCGCCAAAAGGTGTGGTGTACAAAAGTTCCTCGTTGGGGTGAGATCTGGTGGTTCTATCCTAGGGGTTCTGCAACAGAATGCACTGACGCGATCATTTACAACGTGCGTGAAAAAGTTTGGTATGACGCTGGTCAATCTATTGGTGCGCAACGTTCTTCAGGTACGTTTTCAGAAGTGTTCCGCAAACCTATTTGGGGCGGTAACGTACAGAACTCAGCGGGTAAGTACACCCTATGGCAACACGAGAGCGGTGTAGACGAGGTGTACTTGACAAACGTGAACGCTATTCGCTCGTCATTCACTACAAACAACTTGGGATGGGTGACGGGTGGCCCCGGTAACCCACAGCTCTCAGGCGACAACCGTTGGCTTCGTATTGAGCGCGTTGAACCTGACTTTGTCCAGAATGGTCAAATGAACCTGTACGTGGCTGGTAAAGGCTACGCAGATGACGTAGATGACGTATCAGACCCCTACGTTTTTGATAACACAACGCTTAAAATTGACATGCGCGAGCAACGTCGTGAATTGCGTTTGAAGTTTGAATCAAATACATTCAATGGCGACTATTTCATGGGTAAGATTCTGCTCAGTGCCGACATGGGTGACGAACGTTCTACAGGTAATCCATAATGGTTACCTATGATCCTCGCAACATGGAATGGGACTTGTATTGCAGTCTGATGGCTGAGTTGTTTTCGTCCAATCAGATTGGTACAGTACCCGAAGAGAAATGGCGCGACTGGGTCGATGGTATTAACGGTATTGGACTTTTTGAGCAATCAGCTATTCCTGATCAACGCCAGTGCGAGACATGGCAAGAATGGGCGGAAAAAATGGTTGGCATTATGAGCTTGGCAGGATAAACATGGCAATAGATTACGGTCAGCAACAGTGGGGCGAAGATATATTCGAGCCAACGTACTCATCTACCGATGAGCAAGGTAATCCAATTTATGATTACGTTGCTCCTCCATTGACTCCAACCCCTGTTGTGGCTCCACTTGCTTCTACTCCTGTAGTTCAAGAAACACCAGTAACTCAAACCGTTGCACCATTATCGCAACCTGTAGATACTGTCTCGGCACCCACAGGTGGTCTTCCAGTAACCCAAGATGTAGCAACCAATACAACCCCAAATAACCAATTGAGTGGTGTTATTTTGGCTGGTGCTAGTTGGATGGCTGGTGATGAGAAGACAGACCTTGCCAATCAAGCCTTTGGTCAAAACGTTACAAACACAGCCGTAGGTGGACAAAAAACTTCAGATGTTTTAAACCAATTAAACGTGTTTGAACGTGATGGGGGAACCTTTGCGCCCGGTTCCACTGTTGTTTTAGATGTTGGTGCCAATGACATTGCTCAAGGTGTTGACCAAGGCACTATCACTAACAACCTAAATGAAATTGTTTCTAGATTGGGAACTAAGGGCGTAAACGTAATTTTATCTGGTCAACCAAATGCTAGTTCGTATGATGACGCTATTTCACGTACAAATTTACAGATGGACGATTTGTACAGAAACGTAGCCAAAAACAATTCAAACGTAACCCTTGTTGACGCAATGTCTGGGTTCTTAAATCAAAAAGATTTGATGGACGAATCAGGTTTTCACTTAAACAGCGACGCATCAAAATTAGCGTACCTAACTAAGTTTTCAGACGCATACAACAATCTTAGTCCTACTGCAAAAGTGGCTGTAGACAATAAATTAGCAACAATTGACACTTCCAATATTGCCGCTGTAGCGCAAGCAGTTGACGATGTTGCTGGTACAAATTTATCTTCTACTGTTGTTGCCGAACCTATTGGTGGTCTTCCAACAACGCCAGTTGCAACCCAACCAGTCATTGATAATTTAGCAAATCAGATTCTTGCATCAAGCAATACTTCTGTATGGCAAGGTGAAGGTTTTGGATCGGCTCAAGCAAACGCCAATGACATGGCTAAGATTTTGTCTGGTATTGGTATTACAGACATCAAAGACTTTGGACAGATTACTAAACAAGTTCCGACGTATTCATACGATCAAGATGGAAACGCTACGGAGACTGGAACAGAAACTGTCACAACCTACGGAAACAAAAAGACTGGTCAAGAGGTACCTCAAACTTACGGTGAACGTCAAATAGGCAATGCTTTTGGTGGGACATATACGGGTGCAGGAAATACTGCGTATAGAGCACAGTTTGATGCCAATGGGAATCCGATTTTTTACACCACTGGTGCTTCAAGTAGCGACATAGGTCAGTATGCACCACTGTTGGCGATGGCGTCATTTATCCCCGGAGTTGCACCCTTCGCTATGGCGGCGAATGCGGCTATCGCTATTGATCAAGGCGACGTCATTGGTGGTTTGGCAAGCCTCGCAGGTCTTGGCGGATTTACAGATGTGGCAACAGGTTTGCGTGTCACTAATGCTTTGAAAAATGGTGACACAAGCGGTTTGATTATGTCTTTGATGCAGAATCCAACCGTAAGTAATGCGGCTGGTTCTACCATGCTGACGGATACCATTTCACTGAGAGATGCAAGCAACGCATTGAACATCGCTAACAATGTGAGCGCTGGTAACTATGCGGGTGCATTAAGTTCCGCTGGTATGCTCACTGGTAGCAAAGATGTAACGACTGCGGGTGCGGCTTTGAGGGTCGTCAATGCCATCAATTCAGGCAACGAGACTGCAATCATCAATGCTATTGGTGGACTGAATAACACCATCAATGCTGGCAACAACATCACTAATCAAAGTGTTGCTTCTGGTTTGGCAAACAACGTTGCAAGCGTTGCAAAAACCGCACCATTGACTGATGAAGAACTTGCAGAGTTAGAACCTGATCAATTGCGTGTTTACCAAGAGGGTGGAACGCAAGGACTGATTGATTACAACCGTGCGATCAAAAATTTGACGTCTTTGACGACAAGCGGATTAACTGGCGATTCAATGGGTGGTGATACATCTGGTCTTAGCACTGTGAGCGGAACAGATACATCAGGCACAACTCGGAGCTTGACAGGTGCTGACACATCAAACTCAGACTTTGTAAATTCTGAATATTTACGATTACAAGGTTTAGGTTATACAAAAGAACAAATTTCAGAATATTTTGACAGGCTTGATAACTTAACATCTACTCTTGATACAACTGGTGGTACTGGAGCAAACAGTACAAATGCTACAAATCTTGACAGTGTAGAAGTTGTAAGTGACAGACCAGTTAATGGAACACTTAACAATCTAGACACCACTGGTGCAACAAACATTGGCAATCAAGGAACCGTAACAATTACTGGTAATAGACCAGTCACTCCAACTGTAACTCCACCAAATAATGTAGGCACAGTAACTATCACTGGCGAAAGACCAGTACCTCCAATAGTAACTCCACCATTATCTACACCACCTACCAATGTGGGTGAAGTGGTTATCACTGGAGAAAGACCAGTAACTCCACCTGTGGTTCCCCCTCCAGTGGTTCCCCCTACAGTTGTGATTACTGCTCCTACAGTTACACCACCCGTAGTCACACCTCCTCCTGTTGTTACTCCGCCAGTGGTAAGACCACCAGTTGTTACTCCTCCAGTAGTAAAACCGCCAGTTGTTAAAAAACCAGTTGTAACTACATCGCCATTGAGCAGTGTGGGTACGCCTGCGCCTAAGCTAGATTCTTCTGAGCAAATGCTCAAGGGTGCTCCTGCGCAAAAACGTATGGAATTAGCGAAGCTTCAACAACTGTTTGCATCGTTGACACCAGAGATGGCGGCTATTCTGTCTGAGCGTGGTTTTGCACCACCTAAATACAAAGAAGAAACAAAAGAAGAAAAAGACGAATCTTCAGAAAAAGAAGAAAAGTCTATTTTTGGCAACTTGTCTGATGAATTGTTCAAACCTCAATTCATGGCTTCTGGTGGTAAAGTTTTTGAATCCATGATGCCTAAATTTATTGAGCATCCAAAGCACATCGCCGCCGCCCCCGTGGTCGGCACTGGTGGTGTTGACTCGCCTTTAAAGCTCGCCGCCCTAAAACACCTCTACCAAAGCATTGGAAGACCCATGAAACCGTTTGGAGAGTATGCCCAAGGGGGATTGCCCAAGAAGTACGCAGAAGCCGCTCCAAAGGGTCATAAACCCGAATTCATCACTGGATTGACTGGATACTATGCTTCGGGTAACGGTACAGGTCAATCTGACGACATCCCAGCAATGCTTCACGACGGTGACTACGTGATTGATGCTGACGCTGTGGCGGCTTTAGGTGACGGTTCAAGCAAAGCTGGTGCTCAGGCTTTGTCTGAATTCCAAAAGAAAGTCCCTCATTCAATGTCTTCAGGTGGGCAAGCCGTCCCAGCCAAGATCGCTGACGGTGAGTACGTGTTTCCAGAAGCTTTTGTGACCGCCATTGGTGGTGGTGACAACAAACAAGGTGCAAAGCGTCTAGATGCAATGCGCGAAGAGTTAAGAGCGCACAAAAGATCCGCTCCTACTAGTAAAATACCTCCAAAGGCGAAAAGTCCTCTGGACTACCTCAGAATGGCGAAAGGCTAACTATGGCAAACCTACTGCAAAGTTCACAAACGTCGGCGACGCAAGCGCCATCGTATTACACGGATTATTTAAGTAATCTTGCCACTCAGGGAGCAAGCGCCGCTGGGGTTGGGGCGGGTGCCACCGCATTGCCTGCCGCTAAATTCTCTGATGCCACCCAACTGCAAAAGGGTGCGTTTACAGATGTTGCCACGGCTGGTACTGGTTATGAAGATACATTGGAAAGCGCTGGCACAACGCTAGGTAGTGCTGTTAGCGCAGGTAGCCCTTTGTCTTCTGCTACTCCGTATTTAACTGCCGCAGGGACAGACCCATCTAGAGCCGCCACAGGGTACATGAGTCCATATACGACTGGTGTTGTTAACCAGATTGGTAACTTAGGTCAGCGCAACATCATGCAAAACCTTGCACCTCAGGCGACCGCTGGTGGTGTAGGTTCTGGTCAGTTTGGATCTAAGCGCGGTTCAGAAGTTTTAGCGCAAACAATTCAAAATGCTAACCGTGACATTTTGGGTCAGCAAACTTCTGCGATGGACAAAGCGTATCAAAACGCAATGGAAGCCGCGATCAAGCAAAACCAACTGCAAGCGCAAATGGGTCAGACAGCAGGAACACTTGCTTCACAAGGTCAGCAGAATTTGACGCAAGCAGGTCAAGCGCAAGGTCAGTTAGCTTCAACAAATCAAGCGCTTGCTTTGGCGGACATCAATGCTCGCGCTACTTTGGGTGAGCAAGAACGAACAATCGCTCAGAACAAAGAGTTGTTCCCACTGAGCAACTTGTCTACGCTGTCTACGATCTTGCGTGGATACAACGTGCCTACATCTACAAAGACAACTGCAGAGATGTCTCCGCTGTCTGCGTTGGCTGGTATTGGTACTGGTGCGTTGGGTATGTTTACGCCCGGCGTTGGTGGCACAACTCCTTGGCAAAACATCAAGAACACTTTTGCTGGGACTGGTACGGCGAGCGATGTCGGGACGATTTACCCCGGCTTAGACACTACATTTAACACCGAAGGATCGGTGCAAGGCGGAACTTACACCGATCCTGAAACTGGCATCACATATGACATTGGGAGCACATAAAAATGGCTGAACAAAAACCATTACCACTGTCTTTAGCTACTGATCCTTCTAGGATCAATCCTACTGGTGCTTCTCCTGTAGATTTAAATGAGTATCAACAGTCGCTTGATGCGCAGATTAAAGCGCTTGAGCAACGCTATGCCAATCCAAACTATTTCAAAGTTGCCGCAGGGTTTTTGAAGCCACAGTTGGGTGGATTTTTTGCATCGTTAGGTTCTGCTTCTGAGGCTCTGGGAGAGAACGTTGAGCAACAACGTGCGGCACAACTTCCGATTGCTCAGATGCGCTCACAGCTTGCTCAATCAAAAATCCTCACAGGTCAGAACAAGACCCAATCGGATGAGTTTGAGGCATGGAGAACAAGCGGTAAACCAATGGACGAAGCAACATATGCTCGCATCGTTTCATTGCAACCTGAGTCTGCTGTTGCTAAAGCCGCAAAAGGCTTTTTTGATGCCGCACAAACAAGAGCAGGCACAACACAAACTAAATTGCAGACCGAAATCAGCGCTGTCAAAGCGGCTGGTGAAGATCCACGTATGTCTGCGTTGGCTGACATTTATTCGCCAACCGTTACGCCTGAAAAACGCAAAGCGGCTGAAGACGTTGTTATGCAGAATAGACCACCACAAATTGAAGCTGAAGTGTGGGCGGCGATGTCTCCGTATGATCGTGCTGAAGAGTTGCGTAGCTACACAAGAGCACAGCTTGAGTCTGGCATGGACAAAGAGAAATTGTCTTCTGAACAAGCGAAGAGCGCTATGGAACGTTTGCCTTTGTTGCATTCAATTCGTGAGACTGCGGTACAGCCCGGAATGGACAAGTTCCTTGGTGTATTTAAAGGTAATGACTTGTTGAGTATTGTCGGTAGAGCGGCGTCTGAGGGCAGAATTGCTGGTGGCAAGTTGACTGGCTTCGATGAGTACTACAAACAAGCTAACCTTACCAATGACCAAATTGCCACAGCGCAGAACTTGGTCAAACAGTTGGCTGAGTTGCAAGTTAAATCTGGCAACACAATCACCAACCCAACGGACATTGCGCGTGAGTTGTACGCGATGGCAACGCCCGGAACTGGCAACACACAGCGCTCGCTGTTGACGTTGGTTGATGCACTTGCTTACTCTGACAAGCATGCGAAAGATCGCCATGCATACGTCATTGAAGGCAAGATTCCCTCACGCAAGCTTGAGTCAAATGCTGTCTTGGATAAGATGGAGCGCGATTACATGGAGAACAAGTCAAAGCTGTTGACTTCAGACCCATTCCAACGCCCTGCTGATTGGATCTACAAGACATCATCTCTTGGTGACTATCTCAATCCAAAGGCTACTGCAGTTAATGCGCCTGCTTCTGCTCCTGCGGCACAAGCAAAACCTGCGACTGTTGAGCGCAAACCGCCTAAGGGTTGGAAGAAGATGCCTGACGGTTCTTTTGAAAGAGAATAATCATGTCAACAGTTGCTGACTACAACAATAACCCCGGGAATATCAAACCTCCCAAGGGCGTTACCTACGACGGTCAAATTGGTGTAGACGACCGTGGCTTTGCCATCTTTGAAAACAAAGACTATGGTCGTAAAGCGTTGATTAACGACATTGAAATCAAAATCAAAAATGGTCTGACTTCGCCCGAAGCATTCATCAATCGCTATGCGCCAGCAGGTGATGAAAATCCTGAAGAGGCGCGGATTAACTACAAAATTTATCTTGCTGACCAACTTGGCTTAAAAAGCACAGCAGAGAATTTTCCAAAAGACTCGGCTCAAAAGATTGCAGACGCAATTGCACAGTTTGAATCTGGTACTCGTGCAGAACCAACTACGACAGAAGCTCCACCAGCACCAAAGGCTAACTTTGACGCGCCTAAACTGGCAAGCTCAAACACTGAGGCTGGTGAAACGTCAACTGCGCAGGAAGTTCCTCCTTATGTTGGTGGCATCGTTGGTGGTGTAACAGGTGTGACTGCTGGCACATCCGCCGCGATTGCAAAAGCAAAGTACGATCTTGCAGTTGAAGCCTATGACAGAATTATGGGTAAAACAGGTAGTGTGCCAGAAACAGGTACAACGGCTGGTGAAAAGTGGGCGGCAAAGACTGGATACGGTAAAGGTAGCGGAACAGTGCAAGACGTTAGTTCTGCATACCAACGCTCTGCTGGCAAGGGAAAAGTTTCTAGCAAGCTAGACAAGCTGTGGGGAGTTGCTCAAGCGGGCGAAAATCCCCAACTGACTCAACGTTTAATTGACAGAGCAAAAGCCGCAGAACAAGTAACACAGGCTCCAAGCAAACTTGCCAAAGCCGCCACATATCTTGGTCGATTAGGATCTTTGCCAGTTGCTGGCGGTTTGATGGGCGCGGCGGCAGGCTTTGGTGCGGCGGACGCATATAACCGCTACAAAGCTGGGGAAAGGGGTGAGGCTATCGTTGGTGGCCTTGGTACCGCCGCGAGCCTTATGGCCCCGTATTTGCCCTCTATGGGGGCATTGCCAGTCACTGCTATTGCCGCGCCTTTGTACTTGACAGCATCTGATCGCATTAAGCGTTTGATAAAGCGTCCTGAAGAAATTCAACTTCAGGAAGACGCATTTGATGCTATGGGGAATCCTTTGCGCTAAGGTAAGCCCATACTAAAAACCAAAAGATTTGTGAAGTGATCACTGATCCGATAAGACAGAGAAGTAAGAATATCCAAAAGTTCATGATGAAGCCCCCACCGCCAAGTGGGGGTTTTTGTTTATGCGTTACGTCTAATCTCTTGAAGCTTGTCAGCTACAAAAGAGTTCATACTGCGAACAACCTTGACGCACTCCTGACGTTCTATTGCAACGATGGATGGCCTCGCGGCCTCAATAAATGCATGCGCAAGCTTCACAAGATCCTCTTCAAGAAAGTTGTAGTTCTCTTCGAGGGTTACGTTGCGGAAGGCTTTGTTGACTTGTTCTTTGTTAATCATTTTTGCTCCAGTGCTAGTTTCTCTGCGCGTTTCTTCGCAGTGTATTTTCTCATGTACTCAGCTTGCTTGGCTTTTTGAGCCAGAGTTTTGGGTTTCTTAGTCGTGACTACAGGAGCAAGCTTGGCTTCTAAGATTTTAATCTTTGCTTTTAAAAATGTGATCTCAGAAGCCGCGAGGCTCATGTCTTTAGTCAATCCTTCAACCAATTTAATCCGATCAAACAGATACTTCTTTTCTTCATTTGAAATAAACATATCACTCTCCAAATTTGTTTTTAAGTTTCCAGAATGTCAGCAAAGCTTGGAACATTGCCCAACCGCGCTGAAGCTCTTCTTCCGACCATTCGTGGATCTTGATCAAACCGTGGTTAGAAGCGGATGCAAAGACGTTTGCGCAACGTGCATTAGGTAAACCCAAGCCGATACGGTAAGCCGCCAACTGCATGAGGTTTTCATCGTATGCAGGGATGTCGTCGTCTACATCAAACTCTTTGGTCTTGGCGTCCAGAACGATGCCCAGAGGGGTGTCTTTAGACTGCTCTGTAAACAGGTCGGTCTTACCGCCAAAGCCTAACTCATGAGAGAACGAGATCTCCGTCCTCCACTCTTGGAAGGGGTGAGTCTTAAAATGATTGAACACCGACTCCTCAAACGCTTTGGCAATCGCTACGTGCTCGACGTTCTTGTCGCCACCGTACCAACGCTCAATGGACTCGTGGATACGGGTGCCACGTTCTGCGGCGCGTTTCCCAGTCTCTTTGGAGTCGGATACTACGCGAGCGATGAACTCCTTCTCCGTCTCTCCTTCGACCTTAGGTAAAGTAAGAGCCGCCAATAACAGTTGTTCGTTCTTCCAGACGTCCAGACCGGGCTTAGAGGCGACTTTCATCACCGTGGTAACCGACGGTACCAGATTCATCTTTCGGGCGTCCCTGAGGGTCGTAGGACGGTCTGAACCATCCTTCGCAGGTACTGTGTACTGTGGCTTACCGTTGTCAGCACGATACCAATGCACAGACTCCGCCGATCTAGCAATGATTGTTGTCATAATTTGTTCTCGTCCATCTTGTGATCACCACACCAGTCGTTTACAAAAACAACAGGGTAGCCGTTCATTGTTGGGGCATGACGTCTACAGCGCCCCAAGTGGTAAATGGGGTTTGGTGTGTCAATCGTCCCCTGCACAATGGTTGTTTTTGGAGCAAACCACATGCAAGTTTTGCAACTCATGTTCTGTGAGCGATGCGCCCAAGGGTCTTTTTGTTCAGTCATTTTGTATCCTTAATTCTTTGTGACGTTGTTTGTGGCAGGCTTGGCAAAGCCACATGACAACAAGAGGATGGTCGTAATCCTCGTGATGAGCGAGGGACTTGGCTTCAGCACATCTGACACAAGGTTGTCTGACCAATGTGCCGTTTTTAATTGCTCTGGCGACTTGACTGTGAGCCACGTTCCTACGGGCATCCTCCGCCCTCCATGCGCGTGTGATTTCTGTTGCCGCCTTGAGGCGCTTTGACTCTTTTCCACGCGCCCTGTCGTATTCGCGTATCTTTTCAATATTTTTATTCCTGTGGGATGTAGCATCATTTTTGTGGCACTCCTTACATTTGTTGAGATGTCCATCAGCCATTCGTGAGTGTTTGTAAAACTCAGTCAATGGCTTGACAGCTTTGCATTTAAAACATTCCTTCATGATTTGCTCCTAAAAGCACAATCATACCCGTTTTGACTAAAAGGGGATGTCATCATCTTCTTCAAAGGACGGTGCCTTAGACGCTTGTTGTGGGGTAGCTTTACCTTGGAGCTTTTCCCACTCAGGTGAAGCCATGATTTTCTTCTTGAGGTTATCGCTGAAGCTTTGGAACATCACCATGTCGGGTTCAGCTAAGGTGAACATTTCATTGGTGTTGATTGCGGCAGGTAATCCTGCGTTCTTGATCACCGCAGGAACGGGTGAGACGCCAGCGACGTTCACGTACATTTTGTTGTCGGCTCCCGGCTTCTCAATCACGTTCAGCATGCACCATGCACCAAGCACGTTTTTAAGGTCAAAGCGACGCATCTCTTCTTGCGTGAAGGGCTTACCCCTCCAAGACTGTAAATCGGCTCTAAGGTTTGCTTTCTCTGCCCATGAGAACGTGTAGTTCTTGAACATAGCGAACGGGCGACCATCCTTCATCTTGATGGGTGTACCGTCGTCATTAACGCCGTGGATTTCCCAACCAACCATGATTTTGTGAAGGAGTTTGCTGACCCCCATGTACTCTGATTTCTGAGTACCAAGGTCAATGATTCGGTAGCAACGCGCTAGGTGCATACCTGAGGGTGTAGATTCGAAAGAACCGCCCTTGTCTTCTACGATAAAACTGCTCATACATTTCTCCAGATAAAAACGTCCAAAAGGACAACAACTGCGCCGATAGCGCAAATAATGAATAAAAACTTGTCTTCAGAGTCGTAACCCATAATTTCTCCTAAACCGACAACATTGTCGTGACCGAACTATAACACAAAATTAAAGACAACAACAATATTTTTTGCTGTTGCACTTTAACGTCAAGTTACGATATAGTGTTTCGCATGACACTTAAAGAATATTTTTCCACCGAACCACGAGGGGCAAAGCTAGAGATGGCGGAGTATCTAAAGATCTCTCCAACGTGGCTTTCCTTGATCATGAATGGAAGTCGAAAGGCTTCTCCTGAGCTATCACTGAGGATTGAAAAGGCAACACAAGGGTTGGTTACGCGAACCGAGTTGCGCCCTGATATTTTCCTGTGATACGATAAACCATCGCTTGGCGGCGAATTTGGGTAAGCCCTAGACGGGACTCTGCTGGTACCCACCAGTCCGCCAACATCGAAAGATGAGAGTTCCGCCTAGGGCTTTTTTTTCCTTGGAGCAATTATGAAAGTTTTAAAGTTTAGCCAGATCCGAATTGACGGTGGCACACAAATGCGTGTTT